CTACCGTTAGTGCCAATAGTGCTACAACATGGAATTATCAAGGTACGGATATCAAAGCTTTAACGGCTAATTATAGTTCAGTTTATACTACCGTTAGTGCCAATAGTGCTGCATGGGTAACAACTTCCAATTTACAATCAAACTATTTAAATCTTACAGGTGGAACTATTTCTGGAAATTTATTAATAACCGGTAATCTGAGTTCTTTAGGAACCGTCACTCAAATTGATACTCAAGTATTTGTAACCAGTTCAGTTTCGGTTACAAATGCAGGAACTGGTCCGGCATTAACAGTAAAACAAACCGGCGCACAGGATATAGCTACCTTTTTAGATGATTCTAATACAGCATTAATAATTAAAGATGGTGGTAAGGTTGGTATTGGAACAAATACGCCTAGTGACACATTAACCGTTAATGGAAATATACTAGCAGCTAATAATATAAAATCGACGGTTGGTATGTTTTCTAACGGTGAAGGAGATGAATATATTTTATTTGATCCTAATACCGACTCTGTATCTATTGCATCAAACAGTACTGTAGGCATTTTTCTTGTATCAACAAGTAATGTTGGTATTGGAACTCAATCTCCAAATGAAAAGTTAACAGTTAGCGGTAATATTAGTGCTACAGGATTACTTTATGATACACTTGGAAATTCGAACAATTGGAATTCGGTTTATAGTAATGTTAATACCACTAGTGCATATGTAAGAGTTTTAGTTAATGGAGTTTCAAATACTGTGGTTGGAGAGTTATCATTTCCAACCACTTCTAGTGGGGGAAGTAACACTATCGTTGGAAGTAATAATTCATTATCAAATAGTTTTGGAAATTTTAATAGCGTATTAGGAAATTACTGTTTACCATATAATACAGATGGTAATGCTAATATAGCTATTGGAAATCAAGTTTTATTCTCTAATACTATAGGAGATAATAATATAGCATTAGGACATCAAACATTAGCACTTAACTCTAACGGTTCTAATAATATAGCACTTGGTTATAATGCATTATATAATAATGCAACGGCAGACAATAATATAGCAGTTGGATATCAATCATTAAATAAAAATTTAATAGGTACGAATAATATAGGTATTGGTTATCGTTCTCTTTATTTAAATATATCGGGAAACAATAACTCAGCTACTGGTTATCGTTCTCTATATCGCAATATATCCGGAAGTGATAATTTTGCGAGTGGGTATCAAACTTTAAGTTCTAATACATACGGTTCCGATAACATAGCAATAGGAAACAACACATTAAATAAAAACACAATTGGGGGTTCAAATATAGCATTTGGAAATCAAGCATTAGCCAATAATACAACTGGATATAGTAACATAGCTAATGGGTATCAAGCGCTATTAAACAATACAACTGGTAATCACAATATAGCTCTTGGATTTGAATCATTGGAATCAAATAATGCAAATGGTAACATAGCTATTGGGTATCAAGCTCTTTCTGGTAATCAATCCGGTATTAGTAACGTAGCTATTGGATATCAATCGTTAATTAACAACACTATTGGGGTTAATAATATAGCTAATGGAAACCAAGTTTTGTATCTTAATACAAGTGGCAATAACAACATAGGTATTGGAAGTGCAGCTTTAGTTAATAACACAACCGGATCTAATAACATAGCTCTTGGGAGTTCTACATTAACTAATAATAATGCTAATGACAATATAGGTATTGGATACTCAGTAATGAGTAATAATAACATTTCCGGTAGTTCTAATATCGGTATTGGAAATTCAGCTTTAATAAAAAATACAACTGGATCTAGCAATATAGCTAATGGGTTTCAATCATTAAATAATAATTTATCAGGAAATTATAATACTGCTCTTGGTTATCAAGCATTATATAATAATATAGGTGGTGTTAATAATTTTGCTAATGGATATCAAGCGTTATTTAAGAACACTTATGGATTTGATTGTATAGCAATTGGAAATAGTGCATTGTATAGTAATACTACAGGAGAAAAAAATATAGGATTGGGTGTAGGAGCATTACAAAACAATACATCTGGAAGTTTTAATACGTCTTGGGGATTCCAATCACTATATTTCAACGTAATCGGAAATTATAATATAGCACAAGGATTTCAATCTTTAGCATATAATACTAGTGATCACAATATAGGCATAGGATATAAAACATTATTCGCTAATAACGCAGGAAATAATAATATAGCAGTTGGAAATTTAGCTTCGTTTAGTAATCAATCAGGAATCAATAACGTAGCTATAGGAAATGTAACACTATATAATAACGTATCAACCAGCGGAAACGTAGGTGTAGGTTATGCAACACTAAACAATAACGTATATGGAGCGAACTGTACGGCTATAGGTTATTTAGCGGGAGCGTACGTTAACAATAAGCAAAATATAACATGCTTAGGTGCTAATTCTACGGTATTAGCAACTAACGAATTACAATTAGGTGATTCTTCTGTCACAAGTTACGCATATGGTGCAGTTGCTAATAGAGCATCTGACATTAGAGATAAAGCAGATGTTAGAGAAACAATTCTAGGTCTAGATTTTATAAAAAAACTTCGTCCCGTAGATTATAAATGGGATTATAGAATAGATTATAGAACAACTCCTCCGGAACAACCAACAACTGATAATCCAGAAGAAGTGGAAGCATATAAAATTTCCATGGAAAAATGGGTAGAAGATAATAAACTTGAAAACTTAACTCACGATGGAACACATAAACGTAAAAGATTCCATCATGGATTAATAGCTCAGGAAGTAAAACAAGTAATGGATGAAGTTGGCGTAGATTTCGGCGGATTTATAGACTTCAAAGTAAGTGGCGGTGAAGATGGATTAACTATCCGCTATGAGGAATTAATATCACCATTAATCAAAGCTGTACAAGATTTATCAAAAGAATTATTAGAAGTTAAATCTGAACTTTTAATATTGAAAAATAAATGAATAGTATATTAAGTTTATATTTTAAGTAAATATTACAATGTCAGTAATACCTAATAGATTTCACGGAAGTACAACTTTTAATTCAAAAATTAGAAGCTATGACCATTTGGGTCAGAGAGTAAGAAGAACTCTCGGTGAACCATTAATCGAGATAGAGGTTAGTAGTGAACAAATGTATGAGTTCATTGATATTGCTATAGAATGGTTTACTAAATTCTCAGGCGTCACGGAAGAATATTTAATATTCAGATCTGATTTATATCAACGCGGGGTTGGATTGAAGATAGATAAATTATTCAGTGTTACTCCGGAAATGTATAATTCTGATGATACTACAAATCCATCACTAAGTGCTGGATTTGACTTTGACATGGATGATTATAGAAAAGTTGTTGATGTATTTTCAATAGAACAAGGAAACACAAGCGGAGTTAATACATTATTTACTATTGAAAATACAATAGCACAACAAGCATATTTCGGTCATCTATTGGGTAATGTGGGATATGATTTAATAACATGGCATTCACTAAAAGAGTGGTTGGATACTAGAGAAAAATTATTAGCATTAAAACCATACTTTAGATTTAATCCAGACACTCAAATATTAAAATTAATACCAGAACCCAATCAATCCATGACGTATTTTGGATTAGTGGGATGTAAAGTTCAAAAACCAATAAGAGATCTTGTATCCCAACTTTGGGTGTTCAGGTATGTATCGGCATTAACAAAAATACAAATGGGGCATACTAGAGGCAAATATGGGGGTACTATTGTTTTTGGGGGTCAGAGTATAAATTATCAAGATGTAATGTCTCAAGGATTAAAAGAAAAAGATGAACTTGAAAAAGAATTGATGACAAATTATGTAGATTCCGATCCCGTTAGATTCTTTGTCGGTTGACCAAGAACTAATTTAAATGAAACCAAGCGGTAAAAATAAAAATTTCGTACAAGGAAAGTTTAATCCTAAAAATATAGAAAAATATAAGGGAACATTTCCTATATTATATAGAAGTTCTTTAGAATTAAAATCCTTTCGATGGATGGATAATAATCCAAACATATTAAAATGGACTTCAGAAACTATTATTGTTCCATATACATCACCCGCAGATGGAAAACTTCATAGATATTTTGTAGATCTTTCGTGTGAAATGAAAATGAAAGATAATACTATAAAAAAATTATTAATAGAGGTAAAACCAGAAAAACAAACTCGATTACCCGTAGAATCTACGCGGAAGAAGAAAAAAACAATTTTATACGAAAGGTACCACTATGCAGTTAATTGTGCGAAGTGGGAAGCCGCCAAAAAATGGTCAATAAGTAAAGGATATACGTTTTTAATATTAACAGAAAAACATTTATCTTAATAATTTTAATGAAATTGAATAGTTATTGAATAAGTAAATAATATATGTCGAATAATGTGTATAAACTCTTGGTCGAAGAACCAACATACGAAGTAAAATACCTGATTGAAGAACAGAATCGAAATGCTCCGTCTACTATGTTTATTAAAGGACCATTTTTAATGGCAAATGAAGCCAATAGAAACAAAAGAGTTTATCCACTAGAAGAAATGGTAAGAGAAGTTTCTCGTTATGACAAAGAGATGATTAAACAGAATAGAGCTACGGGAGAATTGAATCATCCACAGTCACCAGAAATCAATTTGGAGAGAGCTTGCCACATGGTAACAGAACTTACCCAAGATGGAAATATATTTACCGGTAAATCAAAAATCCTTTCTACTCCAGTAGGTCTGGTTGTACGTTCATTGATTATGGATGGCGTTAAGCTCGGTGTATCATCTAGAGCATTAGGTAGAGTTGATTCCGATAAAGGAATTAATAGAGTTTCAGATTTTAGATTAGTTGCAGTTGACGTAGTAGCAGACCCATCAGTACCAACTGCATTCGTAAATGGCATACTAGAGTCAAAACAATGGGTTCTTATGGATAGTGGAGAATTTGAACCCGTATATGAACAATTCGAAAAAAGAATTTCCAATTTACCAAAAATTAATAAAGATCAATATTTAAAAGAACAAATTATTAATTTTATTAATTCGCTAAAAACAATCTAAATATAAATATAGTTATGAAAATGAAATCTTTCAAAGTAAAAGGAAAACCAGCAAAAAAAAGAGGAACTCCCGTCCCTCCAACTAAAATAATGAAATCTAAAAAAACTTACAACAAAAAAAATAAAAAAGATGTTGAAAGTTTTGAAGACGCAGTAAATATTAGATCTTTATTGTCTAAATTCGTAACAAACATTTTTGAAAAAAATTACGCTGAAGCTAATTCAACACTAAACGATGTTATCACAGAAAAAATGAAAAACAAAATCAAAAAGACTATCGCAAATAAAAAAAAGGATAGTAAATGTGATGAATGTGAAAATAAAGTAAAAAAAGTTGTTAAAAAGTAACAACTCAAGGATAAGTTATTATATATAAAATTTTATGGATGTAAAATCACTATTAGAAAAATTGGATTCTTCTATTATTTCTGAAGAAGTAGCTAAAGAAATAGCAGAAGCATTTGAAACCGCCGTTAATGAAAAAGTGGAAGCAAGAGCATCCCTTCAATTAGAAAAGGCATTATCACATCAAGACGATGATCACGCTGAAAAACTTAAAAAACTTTTAGAAGCAATTGACACTGATCATAGTGATAAACTCCAAAAGGTAGTTAATTCCATTAATGAGAACCATACTACAAAATTGGAACAGTTAGTTTCATTTTACCGCAAAGCATTAAACGAAAAAGCAGAAAACTTTTCTAAGAAAATCATCAACGAGCTTAGTACATATCTAGATCTTTATATTGATAAATTAGTACCAGCTGATCAATTGCATGAAGCAGTTGAAAACGTTTATGCTAAAAAACAACTTGATGAGATTCGCAAATTGGTTGGTATCGATGCAAGTTTTGTTAATAAACAAATTAAAAACACACTTTCAGAAGGAAAATCTATTATTGATGATTTGAATTCAAAATTGAATGAATCCAATAAAGAAAAACAAGAACTTTTAGAAAAAGTTCAAATAATTGAAGCTAACATGATTCTTGAGCAAAGAACAAAAAACATGATTAAAGCTAAAAAAGATTTCGTCGTTAAATTGTTGGGAGATAAATCCCAATCATACATCGAAGAAAATTTTAACTACGTAGTTGAGATGTTCGACGCTGGTGAGGAAGAAAAAACAACAGGGTTAGTCGCTGAAGCTAAACAGAACGCATTTAGTCGTAATGTTAAGGTTCCGACCTCTGTAATTTCCGAATCAAACACCAGTTCTAATCAAAGCACAGCTTTGGTTGGCGGATATCTGAGTGAATTAAAAAAATCAGAAGGGTATGCTAAAAAGTAATTTTTAAATATCTTATGACTTTATTTAATTCGTATCTATCAATAGAAGGAACAAAACAAATATGAAAACCGTAAATCCCGCAGTAGGTTACATTGACCGTTCTCGTGCGTCACAGCTCGTAGAAAAATGGGCACCAGTTCTCGATTACTCATCCGATAAGGTTGTACCAATCGAAGACGAACATG